ACTGGATGAAGTCTCTGAAGTAGGGAATTCCCTGCCCAGGTCCTCCTGAGATCACAGATGATATCAGTCTTCTTTTGGTGTCATCGGCATCATCTCCTCCCGTCCAGGACCGCATGAGCGAGTCCATGGTTGCCTGCAGTATCCAGGCATATAGAATGGAATTGATCATTGGTTTCCAGTTCCCTTCATCTTTTGCTTTATATCCGGCTCTGATGAAGAGGTTCAACAGGGTGGACGCCCAACTGTAAAACGGCACAAATGTGGATACCAGTCGGCTTTTCTGTACGTTGGTGAGGTCTTTCATCCGTGAGGATCCAAAACAGAATCTGACGCTTCTGTCTGCTTCCTGTATGGCTTTGGTCTCCGCTGCTTTCGCATCCATGCCGGTGTCTATGCTCTTCTGCAGCACTTCATCATAGGTGTACTTCCACTGAGTGAGAGAGAACATCATATCTGTTTCTGCAATCATCTTGTAGGCTGTGCGCTGTACCGGTTCGTAGAAGGTTTCTTTCGCGGCATCATATTGTTTGGCATTCCTTCTCATGGGTATTGCCAGTTCTTTTGCCAGGTCTTTATCCATGGTATTGGACCGTTCCCGCATCATGGCGGATTTTCCGATCACGAAGTCCCTGTTCTCAGAGGTTATCTTGAAAAAGTCTTTCCCGCTAAAAAGAGCTCCTATGTGTGATCCACTTCCAAAGTGAAATTTAATGAAGGCCGACAGAGCTTTCTGCGGGCCCATATAGGCAGCCATGACAGCAATCTGGGAGGCATTCAATACAGCCGTCGATGTTCTGTAAGCCATGACGGCAAATGATGACCTCCGCACGAAGTCTTTCATCTGCCGTTCAAACCATCCCATTTTTTCCACAGGAGGTTTCCATACATCAGATGCCCATTTTTTCAATAGGTTATATCCGTCCAGCCCGATTCGTCCCTCAATTTCATCTGCTATATCTTTTCGTGTGAGCAGTTTATAGACGTCCGTGATGGTTTCTCTCATGGCAATGCGGTGTGTCACTTCATTCAAATGATAGATATAAGGGTCAAGGTACATGTATACAGTCTGACCGCCGGATGTTTTCTTTCTGAGTTTTGTGGAATTCATTCCCATAGAGAATGATTCACTGGACATCTGGGAGCGTATGGCATCATTGATATCTCTGTCAGAGGCTTTTTCTCCTAATTTGGGATCATAGACGATTGGATAATATTTCCCTTCAATTTCTCTTCCGTTGATGGTAAACTTCATTCCTTTGACTTTCCCCATAGGTTCACCATACAGTCTCTGATAAGCAGCATTGTCACGCGCCCAGAAGGAATCAATATGGTCCCACACGCTTTGGACAAACTGCCAGTCTTTGTCGTCCATATATAATGCCAGATAATTTTCCAGCTCTGCTTCGTCTTTTTCCGTCAAATGCAATGATTCCAGGATCCTGGCACGGTTGTCTTTCGTACCCCAATTGAGGGCGATTACTAATATATTTTCCTTCGTTGCTCTATCCCCTCCAGATCCAGGAAGAAAATATTTATGTTCTCCCCGGATGGCAGCCCACTCTTTATCGGTGTACATGTCAAAGTTTCCCCGGGCACCTTTCTTCGCTTCTTCTTTGAGCTTCATATCTACCCCATCAGCCCGGTCCACTGGATCATAGATGTACTCCAGCCATTCTTTTCCCATCCGTTCCAAGATGACTTCCGGACGTGCAGCATCCATGACAGCCGTGCCTATGTTGTCTTTGGCAATGTCTTTATCAGTCTGCCCCAGGCGGTCAGCAAGAGATACTCCGTCCCGGCTTTTCCACGGTGTTTTAGTCAGTGTCTCTGCGACTTCATCGAATGATTTATTACCCCATGTGCGGGGTGTGTATTCCGATCGGCCGGCGTGATAGACTGCTTTGAGGACTTTTACCATATCGCGGAAGTCATCCATGGTGAGGTTGGTATATACCTTTTTCTCCCCATCAAACTGCCGACGTATCCAATCCGGAATGATATCGTTGTTGGATGCGCCTGGCTGGTCCATGGTCCGGTCGGCGTCCAGACTTTTATAGATCCGTTCCCATTCAAACGGCAGGGTATTGCCCTGTTCGTCAATTGGCAGTATTCCGTCTTCCGGCACGATGGAAAGCTGGTAGGCCATGTGCTGGATGAAGTATCTTGTGTTCTCTTCCATGCGCACAGGATCTTTTTTCCTTCCTACACGGTTCAGCAACCCGAGCAGTCCGTATTTTTCCATGCCGTCCTGGGTTTTCTCCATTGTTTCCGGTTTGATGTTTCCATGGAAGATTTCTTTCAGTTCCGCTTCATTTTCTCTGGCTACTCTGGCCATGGCGGAATAGACAATCTGATTCCGCTTGGCTTCGGACGCTTCATTCCATCGCTGCGCTGCCAGGGCTTTGGCGGCTTGTTTCCCCGCCTGGTCCGCTTTGGCGTCCCACCATTTCCACACTGTCGCTTTGGCAACGGTTTCCTGACCGAGCTTTTCCCGGGCGGATTTGTAGACTTCTTTCAGTGGTATGTCTAATGATGTCTGCGCTGATTTCAGGTTGTTTCTCATTTCCCGGAGTTCCAGTCGGAGTTTCTGCGCTTCTCTCTGGTTGTTCTTGACCCGTTCCTGTGCCTCTTCCTGGGTTTGTTTATTTTTCTCTTTTTGTTCTTTGAGCTGTTCTTTCAGATCCTTTCGTTCTCTTTTCTCTGTCCGCGCCTCCTGTTCTTCTTTGGTCAGCAGTCCCAGTCTTTCTTTGATGTCATTTACAGAAACTCTGTTACCTTTGAGTTCTGTTTCTGCCCGCACTATGTCACGGATATACCGGTTGAGTTTATTTCTCATGGCATCAGTTTCTTTCAGCGCCAGCTGGCTTTTGCCGTGGGGAGACTGCAGTTCTGCTTCTGCGGCGTCTTTGATGGCCTGGGGAGTAAGGAGGGCGTCTGTCATCTGTTTCCGCTGTTCTTCGATGTAGGCGTCTGCTCTTTCCTTCATGGATCCTCCGGCTTCTTCCAGTGCTTTTTCAAAGTCAATAGAGTCAGCAAATCCTGCGGTTCTCAAAAATTCTCTTTTTTTTGCTTCCGATGAGTAAATATCTGACCGGAATATTTCTTCCGTTCGGTAGATGGGATTCTCTTCCATCAGTTGTTTTTCATAGTCATGCCTCATATCCGGGACAGCTTTTTCAAAGTTATCCTGCAGCGCGATTTTGTAGTCGTCCATGAAGTCTCTCATGACTTTTTCCTTCACGGTTTCTTTGATGTTGTCGATCCATAATTTTATGTTTTCCTTCTCCGACTTGGTGAAGTCATAGGCCCGGTCCATTTCTCCCAGGCGTTTTTCAGCGGCCCAGGCGTTAATTTCATCGTCTATGGCCAGCATGTGGTCAAATATGTCTTTGATCTCCTGAGGAGGTTCTTTACCCAGATTTTTTATTTCTCGGTATAGTTCCGTGAGCCATGTTTTAAATCGCCGGAATGTCCCCTGTAGTTCTTTTGTGGGAGCCGTTCCTGTCATGAGGTAACGTTCAAATCCACGGGCAAACCGTTCCTGAACAAACCGTTCCTGGGATTCCATGGATCCAGTTCTCTTGATCTCTCCGGCGTATTCCTGAAATTCTTTTTCCAGGGGAGTATCTTTGTATTCTGCCAATGTGTCTTCGGAGTATTCCGCCCATTTCCGGATTGTCTTCAGATCCTGTAAAAGCTCCGGCGTGGCATGGGATCCTCTGGACAGTTTCTCCAATGTGGTGAGGTACATGTGCGCACTCTCGTGGATCACGGTAGATGCATTAGCCCGGTCAAACAAATGAATTGTGTTCTCCGCCGGATCATAGGACCCGGCGTACCCCTGGTTGTATCGGTTGATGATGTTCACTGCCTTGTCATCGAATATAACATAGGACCGGCCGTCACGTCCTCCGTCATAAGAGATCCCTTTAATTCCCAATTTATTGAGGAGTTCAGAGGCCGCCCGCTCCGGATTCTCTTTCCCTTCCCGCCGCATTTGGTATGCCACTTCGCTGTAAAATTTTTGCCCTGAACCCTGTCCTAACTTTCCGGGGTCTGAGGGTACTATGTAGTCGTCCGGACGGGATCGGTAATATTGAAGAATGGAGTTCCGCACAGATTCTGGTTGTTCACTGAGTGGTTTATCTTCGTCAAGAAGGACGGATTCATCTGGGATTTCTGTTTCAAACAGGGATGACTCTCTTTTGATGTGAGGGTATATTTGTTTATTAAACCATTTCACGGCAGACGGTTCATAGTCATCCATGTCCAGCAGTCCTATATCCTGCTGCACCATGAAATCTTCCAAAACAGAAAGTTTGTCATAGTCTCCTTTTCTTTGCAGATCATCATAGAGGTTCTGTATGTCTTTGCCCTTATATGTCATTTCATTGTTTTTCATAGACCGGTAATTGACGGCTACTTCCCTGTCTTTGGCAAAGTACAATCCCCATCCATGAGCCTGGGCGCCTTCTCCAGTCCCGATATTCCCAAGGTCAAATTTGTCAAAGGTATAGGGGGATCCATGGAAAACACGTTGATAATATGAATTATGATCAGAATCCTTGACACCCTTCAGCATGTCTTGTATAGTAACAGTAGAAGGCCCATTTGGCCGCACCAAAGGTGAAACCCCTTTCGCGGCGATGGACCTTTTTTCTATTATGACATCGTATAGGTTAACAGCGGATGGATCTACTGTGATGACCCCATTTTTCTCTTCCGCCACTATTCTTACTGTGTAGATCTTATTTTTCACTTTGACTGGTACATAGAATCTATGATAAAAATATACACCTGGTTTCACATCTGATTTCCTATTGGGTATGCTTTCAACAAGCACCGCGTTTTTAATCAGATTTGGAATATTCAGTATGCTGTTTGTTCTGTTCAGGAAATTCTGATATGTCAGCCTTTCCCTGTTTCCTGAATAGGTAATATGCCGGGCATCTTTGTTTAAAATTGATATGACTGCTTTTCTGTCTGCCGTACTCATATGAAAGTTTTGTCCTGCCAGGCTTCTCAGATATTGCAGTATATCTTTCTGTGACGGTTTATTTACCCACCGGTCCAGATTAACGACCTGTACTTGACGTTCTGGATCCACATCTGCATTCACCGGCATCCCATAAGCTTTTTTCTGGATGTTTCCTCCCATTTTGATGGCCGCCGCTACTTCTTCCACGGGGATGTGATATTGTTTTGACAGGATATCTGTGATCTTGGCGTTCAACAGCGCGCTGTCACGGGCTGATTTGATTTTTCCTGTCAGTGTGTTCAAGGCGGGTAGATAGACTTTTTCATATGCTTCCTTAGATAGCTGCGTGCGTGCCAGGATATCCCCTGTATCAACGCTCTTAAAGTAATCTTCCAGTCCTTCCAGAGCCTCTGCATATTCTCTTGCCTCCTTGACACTCTGTTCCCACGCGGGCAGTTCTTCTCTCCCTTCCTCCGCCCCGTCCATTTGTCGGCGGGTATCATGTTCTGCTATGTCATAGAGCAGTCTCTGATTGGGCCTTTTCCCCTTTTCTGCGTAGGCTTCCCGGTACCATTGTTCATTATTGGACAGGCGTATGCCTCTTCCATCTCCATAAATTCCGTCCGTCTTTGCAATACCGACGCCTTCCGGCTGGTAGTTTTTGTAGTAGTCATAGTTAATCAGGTCTCCCCACCGCTGGAAGGCTTCTTTTTTTGCCTGTCGCCAGTTTTCCTGCAGATTATCCATTCCTCGGGCGAAGACATCGGCTGCAGCTGTTCTTCTAACATCATCCTCTGAAAAATCTTTGTCCAGGATTTCCTGCGCTGCCTGGGATTCTTGTATATTCTGTCGGGATTTCAGGTCTTCGTAGAGTTTTTGGATCCGGTCTCTGTTGGCCTTGATATCATGCATGGTGCGTCCGTCTTTGTTCATGGTGGTGTAGTCATTCATGACTTCCTGGATGTTTTTGTCAGGGATTTTCTGAAAGTACTGACCGGCCTGTATTCCCAACTGGGATCCGTCTGCAATGGATTTGCTTACCTCATCTGCGGTTACAACTCCCCGGTCCACCAGTGTATTTAAAGCATCCTGTCCTTTGTCAGTTTCCGCCAGAGAGGCTGCATCCACATAGATGGTTCCCATACCGGATGCATTCATTTTATTCTGCAGCGTTTTGCCGTAGATGTCCGGGTTTGTCTTGAATGTTTTATTCGTCATCCTGTCTTCTATCAGGTTTCTTGACAGTTCAGCTTCCATTTCCCGGGCTGTTTCTTCTTGGGCTGTATGCCATACTTCATCCGGTATACGGCGAAGTCCTGCATAGCGTCCTGCTGCGGTGCCTGCGGCTGCCGGTATGGACATGCCGAGTATAGCCGGCGCGGCCTGCAGCATGGCATTGGCCGCCGAGCTCAGTATGGCTCCTACTGACTGGACATTTTTCCCGATCATATTTTCATCCAAGTTTCCTACGATATCCTGGGCTCCTTCTTGTGCCAAGTTCCATCCTACGGCTTTCCCGTACTGTTTCACTCCTTCTTTCAGCGCCATTGCACGGGCCGCGCTTTTCCCCACATTCAGAAGAGCCTGCTGTGCGGCTGCGTTCTTGATCAGTTCTTCCGCTGACTCTTTCCCTAACACTTTCGTAACAGGTCCGTAGATTCTTTCCATAAGGTTGGCATCAATCAATGCATCTACAGCCCCCACGCGCACAGCGCTTGCGCTGGCTTCTTCCGGCGTGTATACGTTGGATCCGTCTGGATTTTTTGCATTGACCATCTGGGCATATCTCATACCGGCGTTCATGTTGTAAGAATTAGTAAATACGGTGGAGGCAAACATTCCCGGCGTCATTTTCTTAACTGCCCATGATGCCATATTCTCCAATGCTGAGGAAGACCGCCCCAGTGCAAAAGCAATACCAGATCCAGCGCTGAGTGACAATGACTGAGGAAGATTTTGGAAATGAAAGATACTCGCCATTCCGGCTCCCGGGATAAGAGCCGCTGCCAAAGCCGCTCCTTCATGGTTGGCCATTGTTTTCAACTGTCCTCCGGCTTGTCCGATCCCGTAGGCTATTTTCTCTGCTGTGGTTTTAGGTTCAGCCTCTTTTTTATCTGATTCCAGTGCTTTCAGGCGAGTATTCATTTCTTCCGTGGTGATTTTTCCCGCCCTCGCTTCGTCTCCCACTTGTCCCATCTGATAGTCTATGTCCGATTGAGACCATCCCGTTTGTATCCATTTCCCTGCTCCAGATATACCGGAAATGACACCTGACCCTATATTAGAGGCCATGTCTACCATATTTCTTGTCTTGATGATATCATCTGCCTTTTTCAGGGCAATGGCAGTTTCTACAGGTCCCATGTTTTTCAGCTCTGGGTATAATTCTCCCAGGTCTTCAAAATTTCTCCCCTGCAAAAAGGCTTTATTCTGACGGTCGTCATAGATATCTTTAGCCCGGCTGTACAGCATGGGGTTGTCCACCAGGACCTGAGGATTGACTCCCAAGGCTGTACCTACCGTTGTTGCATCCTGCAGCTGTTGTTCCGGCGTCATCATGACAGCCCTGTACACTGGCAGATTTTTAACCCATGTACTGATACTGTGCCCCAGAGGATCCTGACTTGTCCCCAGCAATTCCAGGGGATTTCCTGCCCCTATAGTTGATTCAGAGGCACTTTGTATAGCATTCCCTACAGCAGTGCCTATACTGTTCATCGCATTTCCTACTATGTTTTCCACACCTCCTAAAATACCTCCCTGGCTTGGTGCCGGAGAGGTATTATTCATCATCGATGTGGCTTTTAACGGGGTTCCCTGTGAATCAATGCTTGATGGAAATGGCTGCAGATTCGGCGGTGTGGTGATATGCAGATTCCCTTTATTCAATGCTTCATCTATTTCCTGATAGAGTTCATTATCATCCATTCCGCATTTCCTCCAATTGTGCCTCTGTTAATGCTCCAGTTCTCAGATTTTCCATCTGTGATGTATGCACATCATAAGATTTCCCATCAGAGAAGAATACTGTTGAATAATTGGGATCATCTGTTTGACTGAATCCCACTATATTGTTTTTTCTCTCATCTGTCCGGGAGAAATTCACCGGCGTACTGCTAAAGAACCCTTTATTGTAACCTCCGGTAAAAACATTCTGAGACAGATTGCTCTGGATATTCTGCATAATTTCGCTCTGTGACGGCCAGCGTCCATTCTGGTCATGGAACATCACTGCCCATTCGCGTGTTAATTGTTTTGCTATAGAAAAATCCCCTCCGGATATAGAATCCGAATTGACGGCTAATGCCGCTGCCACCTGGGATTTATCTGCATCAATATCTATGGAGAATTCCCCTTTCCCCTGCTGTCTGTCTGTTAATGTCTTTACCAACTCCTGATAAGATCCGGGAGATACTGCCAGTCCTTTCGTTGTAAAATATCCATTTAACTGATCTATGCTTTGAATCTTTCCGTCAGCTATCATTGACTTTAAAATAACCAATTGATCTGCGGACAGTTTTCCTGTCCCGTTAATAGCCTGTTTTCTCCCGGCGTCAATTACTATATGCACATTTAGCGGGACATAGTTTATTGCCTGCTTTTCGATCTCGTTTTTTGTAAGAACATCCATTCCTGATGTATACTGTCCTATCACATTTTCGAAGCTCTGATAGTCTGTTACGTTAGCCAGATCTCCCGCCATATTATCCAAGATCCCTTTGACCTGCTGTGTCTTCTGCACATTTTCCAGGTTTTTCTGTGCCTGCCAATGAGAAAATGCCTGATCTCTCCATTGTTCTTTTTCTTCTGGTGTTACTGTTTCCGGTATATATTCTCCTGCCCTGGCATCGACGCCTCCGGCGTAGTTTTCTTCGCTGTCTGTATAGTATCCGTGTTCTTTCAATACTCTGGCCAAATCATCTCCGGACTGTATGGACGACATTTCGTTGGGAGCATTGTTTTTCAGCCAGTTGACTGCATCCTGTGCGCTCTCTTCAGGAGAATCGTATGCCTGAAATTTCGCCCTAACGGTTTTTCGTTCTCCGTCTATAATTTCTTCCGTGGGCATTTCCACATATTTCCCCTGCCCTGTCCATTTAATGCCGAAGTAATTGTTATATTTCGCCGCCAGTTCGGATTCTCCCCGTCCTGACTCAAAAGACGCCCATCCATAGGCCACATTTTCCGGCATCCCTGTAGCCTGTGCGATAGATGAGGCTATAACTCCCAGCCCGCCCGTGGGCTTTTTATTCTTTTCCATGTTTTCTATATAAGCGTTAACGAATCCTTCCGGATCATTCTTGTATTGCTGATAAAGTGATCCCAATAAGGTAAGCTGCATACTCTGCTGCTTTTTTTGAGTCAGAACATCTTTGTATTTGTAGATGTGCTGTTCTGGGACAATGCCGTCCCTTTCCATCTGATCTATGAGTTTTCCTGCTCCGTCGTAATCCCCGTTATCAATGGCCTGTGTCAGCAGCTGCTGTGCGGCAGATCCGTTATGGTCTTTTGTCCATGACTCAATATAAGCGTCTCCCCTTGTAAAGAAGTTGGCTTTGGCCAATCCCATAGACTGTGTCTTATAGATGTTATATCCAGCCATACCTCCTATTTTCAGGGCATTGGACAATGCATTTTTATCTGCGTTATCTGTAATAAGTTCACGGTTTTTTTCCACCTGACCGTATTCATAGTTCAAGACCGATTGTCCCTGATCCATATTAGCCCTGTCCGCCATATTGGAAAATGTCTTGCGGGACTGGCGGAAATTCATCCCGGACAATACTTTATCTTTAATCTGTGCTTCTTTCTGCAGATATTGCTGACTGATTCCCTGGGCTCCGGCAAGTTCTTTATGCATGAGACCTGTATCCTGATTGTATAGCAGGTCTGATATTTGAGAATTGTATTGGTTCATAGCTTCGGTTGCTTCTGTTGCCATGTCCTCGTCCAGTTTCATTTGATAGGATTTCTGCGCCATTCCCATGGCTGCGCCAAATCCGGCAATCCCGGATGTATCTGCTCCGTAGGCTGCCGGTATGGCCGGGCTTTGTACTTTCCCTTGTATAGTGTTTGGATTAACCTGTGGATTGTATGTTTCGAGTTTCATGAGTCCTCCTTAATACAAGAGATACGGATTCCGCTGCCCAAACAGTTTCAAATTCCCGTACTGCGATTTCCAGAGTGTGGTGGTTGTCGGATCTACCAGGCTGCCGGATCCGTAGGGAGATGTGTAGATATTCGATGCTGCACCGCTCATGCCTGATGTACTGGACGTAGTGCCATATTGGTTACTCAATCCATACATCTGTGCGGCAGTGCCCAAAAGCGTCCCAAAAGTAGACCATCGACTCTGTACCTTGGTATTGTGTGCCGCTACCTGGTATGCGTTGGCGGCATTTTCGTAATTCACCTGGTTCATGTATTCACTTCGTTCATCATTTCTCTGGTTATTCAGCAGTGTCTGTGAATCCTGGTTATAGGCGTTGTAGGATGATGAGAGTACATCCAGAGGAGATCCCTGCAGTGAGAGCCCGGAGGCTCCGGCACTGGCTGCTATCTGCCCCGTATTGAGTCTCATCCTGTCATTGAGTTTTTTCTGTTCCTGGGCGTATTGATCAGCTATCTGACTCTGCCGTGTCCGTGATATGGCCGCATTCTGGTTTGCTTGTTGAGCCTGGGCATTGTACATGCTGATCGTGGCTTTTGACTGCTGCCGGTTCTGTGCATACTGGCTGAGTCCCTGCACCGCCGCCAGTCCTGCTAAAACTGTGCACATGGTTTTCCTCCTTGTTTTTTCTTATCACTTTTCAATCCACTGCCGGATGTGACGTTTTTTCGTATCACAAATTGTTCCCATTGCTTTCCATTCCACCCGAAAGAGTGATCAAATGATGCCCCCAGCCTTTTTAGCCACCGTATAGATGTTCTGTTTTCTTTCAGTACGCAGTTCCACAGGTCGTGGGTTCTCCATCGTTCTATGTATTCTCTCCCTGCCAGTAGAAATATCCTAGGATGCCGCGTCAGGTCAGTAGTTGTCAGACAGTAGATGAGTCTTGTATCTCCTGTTTTTTGCACGCCGAACAGTGCTTCCGGAACGTTTGTGTAAAGTACGTAGGATTCATAGGCATCATCTTCCGCTGCGTCAAATACAGCGTTTTTTTCGCTTGTATAGCCTGCACTGATGCTTTCAAGCACATCCACCGGTTTCATGTTTTCTGCAATATACATCAGGTCTTCTTCCGGCACCTGCATTACCGATTTAACTTTGTACAAATCCGCCATATTCGGACACCTCCCTGATGATGGCTGTCAGATTAAATGGATAGGGCCTGTCTGTTTGCAGACACACATGAAGATGATTGTTGGCGCCCGTCGCCATACGAGGAAAGTTCACAAAGAGGTCTCCCGTATACAGTCCTTCGTTTTTGTAGGGGATCTCGTCCATGGCATCAAATGACGGCCCGATGTATCCGCCCCGGGTATTTTCCACTCTCAGGTCAACGGTATTGATCTTTCCCGTCCTTCCCTGCAGTGTCCCATCATTGAGTTCTACTTCAATTCCTGTCTGCTCAATTTTTGTTATGTATTTTTTCCCCGCCATGATCCTTGTGTAGGATGTGTCCAGGGTAATATGTCCGGCGTCGTATTCTCCCAAATCTACTTCGTCTGCCAGCACTTCCACTTTTCCTGTGAGATGGGATGTATCAATCGATGTGCCGCTGCCAGTGACATAGGAATCTAGGAATGTATCAGTGTCATCATCCAATGCGTCAAAGGACTCTATATACTGCTTATTCCCTCGTTTTACTATGGTGTATATGATATCTTTCGTGCCGGATGGGATGCTACAGACCCATTCATATTTCCCGTCCGTAGTTAGCCGGGACCAGGCATAGACATCCTGTTCTCTGATGATGGTCAGGCAGCAGATGATGCCGTCGTCTCTCACAAAGTACAGTACAGAGTCCGGCTCCTGGGCATAGGCGGATGACAGGAAGTCATGGCCGGTGCTTATGTGTTTGGCCAGGATGGTCAGATCGATTCCGTTGTAGTTGTCGCTTTCATAGGTGTATCCAAGGTCTCTCACAGCTCCTGACCGTCTCTGTACGTAGACAATCCGGTTGCCTATGTATTGGGGCAGGCAGTCAGAGGATCCGTGCATGGTCTGTGCTTTGGGGTTAATGGATGTTGGCTTGGCTACTGAGTCTCCTGATACGACCCATTCGTTTCCCGTCGTTAGTATGACAAGATCCTGGGCAGGGATTATATGTTTGATTTTGAATGATTTCCGGCTGATCAGGGACATCATAATAGCCGAGTCATCTGTTGCTGTTCCGGAGACTTTTTCTACGCCGAAATTGCTGTAGTCTCCTGTGCGGGACATCCACACTCCATAAGGCTGGTTATTATTGGCAGCCAAAACCAGTCTGTCCTGGAAAAATCCGGCGCATGTGGGATATCCCCATGCCGGGCACCAGGGACCGAAGGCATAGTCTTTTGTCTCTTTTGTAGATCCAAAAGGATTCTGGATACTTACAACAGCATGTGTGGTATCAGTCACGGCGTTAATCGCGGCTGTCCCTGTATGGGTATAGGACAGGCGCGTCAGATCCACATGGAGTCTGGACCTACTTTCCGGATCATCATTCCACATAGTGATGACCGCTCTCAAATAGGTTCCTTCCGTCACAACTCCCGTGTCGGTAAAGGATCCGGACTCCGTGAAGTTCTGGTCGTCATTTGATGAATAGGTCCGATAGTCTTCCCAATTGACATTGTCATCAGAGGACTGGAGTGTTACATTTCCGTGCCACGTCCCAGATGTATTCAATTTCCAACTCTCTCCCACATAGATTGAGTTTGTATAGATGGTTCTTGTTGTTTCATACAGCTCTCCGGAGACTGTTTCGGAAGGCATCTTCTGATTAAGTTGGATATATCCGCCTATCATCCCCGAAACAAACAAGTCCTTCTTCGATGTAACGGTTACATCATTGCCTGTTGTGGCCGAGGGAGTGACTGTGTTGTCTTCATCATAGACAATTTGTACAAATCCATCAGTTCCTCCCATTCCGCCGTTGGCTTTGATTCCTCCCGCCCCGCCCGCTCCTCCGTTGGCATATCCTGTTCCGTCTGTTCCAGGTGTGGATGTATCAACTGCTGCAGTCCCACCAGCACCTGCCAGTGCATTGGATGTGTCAAATGAAGATGTGCCTCCTGCTGTGCCGCTGCCTCCCGGATAGGCTCCTCCTTGGCCTCCCTGCCCCACCACAACGGTATAGGCATCTCCTTTTGTGAGTGATTTATTGACCGTGATCAGCTGTCCATTTCCTCCAGCGCCCCCGGCTACGCCGGACGTGTCCTCCGCTGCCCCTGATCCACCACCTCCTCCAGCGCCTGCCACATAGATGATGTATTCGCCTGTGATAGGTACTGTATACTGATATGTGCCAGGTGTGCTGTAGTTGGTTGTAAAACTATCTACCGATGCCCCGGTGAGTGTTGAATCGTAGTAAGAGTTGGACAAATCAAAATTGGCAAGGGTAAATACTGTCCCATCACGTTTCAATGTTTTTACCATGTTATCTCCGGAGCAGATGAACATGGTATCTGCCGACTGGACGAAGTTCAGCTTTTTAGGATATTCAAAAGGCGTTGTGATTTCTGTACCTGTGTAGGCTCCGTCTTTCCATATCCTGATATAGCGGTATCCCACTTCCAGCATGTAGGCGTCGTCTATGTCTGATGCAAATTCCACGAGAACCGTGTCTTTATCGTCGTATTTACAGGCTCCTATATATTTGGACCCTATTCTCCGGTAAAGGCCTCCATAGGGCCGTATAATGCAATTTTCTGCTTTGATTAAGGCGCTTTTGTATTTGTCCAGGTCAACACGGCTAGCTACAGCCGGGCTGATTTCGCCTGTGGTAAATGCCGGCTGGATCACATAAAAGGGTTTCATCTTCTGGCCCTCACATAGGAAGAATCCTGGCAGAGTGCTACTGTCATCTCCTGGGCGCTCTTGGTCCTGGCCATGGCCACGGCTGCCTGGTAGAGCTGGTACTGCATGGTATACAGGCTGTCATTACCTCCCATGGGTATAGCCATTTCTGCTGCCAGGCGGTGGTAAAACGCTTCTATAAAGAGGGCCGAGAAGACGTCCGGATCTTTCACGTCGTATACGTAGTCGCACCATGCTGCCGGTGTGTCTGTGCAGATGACTTTTGTATGGAGGTCACCGTTCATCACGGCCCAGTGCCCGGCCATGACTCTCTCAATGTGCAGCGCGTGGGCCGGGTAGATGTAGGAATAGGCCCATCCGGGGATGGTTTCTGCCAGTAAATCGAGGGTTTCTCTTCTCTGTGCAAAGGACCATGGATATTCTTGTAGCAGAATCTGCCGGATATGGTCATAGCTGTGTTTGATTGTCCTGGCCATGTCATTGTCGTCGTCCATGGTATGTATGGTGCCTTTCCCTATGGCTCCCAGCGCCAGGTTTGCAATGTCTGTTTCTGTCATAGTTTCTCCTTTCATTCTGTCCCTTTTCCCGGTATCATACCCATGATGCAGGGAAAAGGGACGGAATAACCGTCCCTCTCATTAGCTGACTCTCACATCATGTACAAGGAAAGCATTCAGCGCGCCGGCTGTTAAAGCAGCAGAAGCTGATGCTTTTACTCTGAGGTATCCAAGGTTCCCCAGGGGTACTTTGGCTTTTACTGCGGACCCGTCCGCGCTGGGCAGTGAGTATGTGCCGAGCACCGTGGGCGTTGTGAAAGTGTCGTCTGCTGCCGTCTGTACTTCCAATGTCAGATTTCCTGACAGTCCGCTGCCTGCGGCATAGATCCACAGGGGGTTATAGGCATCTCCTGTTCCGGTATTTACCACGGATGACAGGGTACCTGATGTGCCCACGCCTGTCATGTCTTTTGCGTCAAATAACGCCGTATCCTGATCAATTATCATCATTGGCCTCCTTAGGAAATTTTGGATTCTGTGTTGCTCAGGCAATCCATACGGTATACAGGAATCCCTCTGAAATAGGTCTGCGGCGCACGTGCGCCTTCTATCGTCTGCTGGGTTACGGTGATGTTATTTTTGTCCAGCAGGTAGACTTCTAGGAAGTCATAGATCACATCGGATACATACATCCGGAACTGCCGGTTCCCGCTTGACAGGTTCTTCAGGCGGTTCTTGGCGTAGGTGAGTTTCTCCACCAGCGTCAGTTTTCCGGCTGCGTCCAGGTCCTTGATGGTGCTGGTGTCAATATTCCGGAGAGCAGAGACATATTCCACATCGTCCACGGATAAGCCTGCACTCCACTGCATGAGCGTGGTTACAGCGCGGAATTTCTTCCCGTTGCTGTCCAGTTCATCTGCTTCTCCCAGGTCTCTGACCTGCAGTCCGGCAGTGCCGTTTTTCGGGTAGAATCCGGTTACCGCTTTCGGTCCCCATCCGATAAACCATGCCGTTGTCAGTTTTTTAGCTGTGGTTCCTCCTCCATCAACGATCTGGTATCCTTCCGTGTGTTTGGTGGTAGATGTCTTATGATATCTCACATCAAATCCGTCAAATTCGTCAGGATTGGACTGCTGATCTCCGTAGAAGAGCAGGCGTGCCATTTTCTGCCCAAATCCTTCTGCCATAGCTGCGTCTTCCGATGTCCGAAATGCTTGGGAGTTGGTCTGCAGTTTAAGCAATTCCACATCTACCACGGACCGAAGTTCCAGTTTGCAGAGTGTATCATTGACCTGGCGTACATCGGATTTATCGTTTCCGACGCCGCGGTTAATCCGTCTGTATTCCGGTTCGGGAATCTTCGTTCTGCGTGTGCTCGTACGTCCTGTGATAGATGTACCGGGCACAAAAGGGATGTGCTGCATGACCGGGTTGGACTCGTTCATGCTTTCGATGATTTCCGCCATGGATTCATCGGGATTCATTCGTTTTGCGGCGTCCGCAAAGGTAAAGAAGTTATTCATTTTGCACCTCACTCATAATCTTTGAAATTGGTATGGTCATATAAGGTTTTGTGTCCGGCAGCGCTGGAGTTGTTATGTCCTGGGTCTTCCCCCAACAGATCCGCCATCATGGCCATGGCTTTGATCATGGCCGGATGATTGCCGGCTCCTGTTATGTTGAGCATTTCCGTGAATCCGGGATTTTTCTGTTCGATGTAGTCCCGTGTCTGCGCGGCCCGCCCCAGGGTATGGTCAAATTCCGCGCCCAGTTGTTTTTTCGTCTCTTCTCCCCAGCCGGTGACTTCCTTCTGGAATTCTGCCTGGGCCTGTTCCGCTGCCAGTTTAGCTGTGTTTCCCAGGAGCCCGATGCCGTACTTGGCTATTCCGTCAGCTTGTTCCTGAGATAATCCCGCTGCCTTGCATGTTTCCGCAAAGGCACTGGCGGCCTCATCGTCAAAGGTCCCCCCTGATTCTTCTACTACTTTCTGGAAGTCATAGTTCTCCGGGGCTCCGGATAATTCCGATTCGGTTCCAAGCAGCGTTTTATCTGTCGGCGCTGTATCTTCCGGTGTCTGTTGTGCGGACGGTTCCGTGTCTGGGGTCTGTTCCGGCGCTGCGGCCGGCGGTTCTTCTCCAAATGTCTGGAGGTTGAAAGTAAAGTCGTCCATGTGATTGTGTTGACTCATTTCAGTTTCCTTTCTGTTATGTCTTTGACTTCTGCTACTTTTTCCGCATATTCTCTTTCTGCCTGCTGTCGAAGTTTCAATGATGCGGCCGTCATTGTCTCCATGATCCAGATTCCTATGGATCTTCTCCCTTCGTTATAGAACGTCCTGGAATCTCTCGTGAATGTGTTCTCTCTGTATCCCGTGAGTTCCACTAAATGCATGAGAACAAACCGCCCTTCCGGCGTCTGCATGATTTTGTCGAATTCGTCTTTGACGACTTTCCCGGCTGTTTCATCAAATATAGTTCCGGAGTTCTTCATATTCATGAACTGATCTCTTGTCATAGGTAGTTTCAACGGGTCGTATTTCATTTTTGCATTCCCATCCATTCCTGTAGCGCCGGATTGCCAGCATTGGCGGCTTCTGTCAGGTTCTTGGCCGCCTGGGCCAGAGGCGCTGCCTGCTGCACGGCTGCCTGCTGCTGCGCCTGTTCGGCCTGGGCTTTGGCTTTATCCTGCTGGATCTGACTGTATTCGTCGGATGATCTTGTCAGAGAGGCCGGTATGCCGAGGCGGTCATTGTAGTCTTCAATCGTTTTCTCCAGGTCCATCTTGTCAATCAGCCCGGGATTGAACTGCGCCATCTGACCGAGGAAGGATACGGCCTGGGTGATTCCCGTCAGGGCACTCATCTTCTGGGCCTGGGCCAGAGGTGAGATGTATTCCACTTTCAGTTCTTCCCCGTTTGACATCATGTCCGGCGGGATGGGCGGGAATACTCCCGTCCTCTGCAGGATGTTGTATACCCTGTCCATGATCACATTCAGGAATTCGTGGTGCAGACGCTCTGTAATCGGCCCGAGAAGGCTTAGCGTCTCCTGTTGGCGTGCAATGACTTCTGATGCAGTCATGTCTTTGTTTTCCATGCTTGACAGCATCGAGAACAGGTCAGCTGCATATGCGGCCTTGATACGTTGCTGGACGTTCTGCATTTCCTGGGAGATGGAGTTCATATCCATCTGCACCTGGAATAATGGTTTCACGTAGTCCTGCTGTTCGATGACCGTCACTCCGGCCGGCACCAGGTTAACTCTCTGCGCGGTCGCTGCACTGGCCTGCATGGGCGGCTTTACTGTGAGTTCTTCTGCCATTAAGAGATCAAACTGCATTTTCTGCAGCATTTTGCTGTCTGGAAGCGCGTACCAGCCTGCCCCGAATCCATAGGGGCAGTTGCCTTTTACTTGGTATCTGGCACAGGCTATGGGGCATTCTTCGAATCCCGTGACGGCAAGGACTTCACTGTCAGCCGTGCCTTCCACCCAATACATGGATCGGAATGGCATTTTCTTTGTACCCAGCTGGTCTCTGATCTGTTTTGGATTCGGTTCCACCATCCAGCAGACGGTGAAATTCTTATCATAAGTGGATCCGTTTCTCAGCGCGGTTTTGACAATCTGCGGGCAGTGATCTTCTCCGAATTGTTCGGCAATCTGCGCGGCATTCATTTGTGACTTTCTGGCAAAGACGTTCACAATACCCATGGCATTGACTTCCATGGCGTAGGATCCGATAGGATACTGTACAAATTCTACCGTGCCGTGGGCGGAAAAAATTCCGAGCGGGCTTTGCCCAAACGGGAGGTCTCCATAGCCTTGATGGACGGCATTGTAGAAATTAGACCGGGCATAGACATTTTCCATGATCTGCTGGCGTACATCCACCACTCTTCTCAATGGCGTATCTCCGCTGCCTACCAGTCCCAGTTTGAACCATTGCCTTGACGGCGGCGTCAGTCCTGACAGCATGCCGGCCGCAAAGGTTCTTGAACATTCTTCTGCCAGTCCATTGAAGATGTGCTGCGTATGGTCAGTGGGTTGAGAGTTATCTTCATCATCAAAGTCTCCGTAATGAGGCTGTTCATAGTCCCTGATTTCTTTCCATTTCTCCACAAACGGGCTGCGCTTGTTATACAGTGCTTTGAATCGACCCTTTGTCCGCCTGACCGATTCCAGGTCTTCCCGTACGTCCATGGTCGTTCCTCTGGTGGGCGACCTCACATTCAGGAGGGTTTCTATTCTTTGTCTCACAGCGTCACCCCAATGTATTCTTTCCGCCGAGCAGTGTGTTCACGGCTGACCTCGTTGATGCAAATCCTCTCTTCTTTTTCGCTGTAGCCGCTGCCTGGTCTGTCTGTGTATTGTCATCTCCGTTGTCCACCACTGTCGGTGTGGGAGAGGCTGTTTCTACTGTGGGCGTTTTGGTTTGTCCAAATAGCCCGCTAAAAATTTTTGAGCACATGATTTATCTCCTTTGCTTTTAATATTGAATATGAAGAATTGGAATCGCTCTGATTCTGACCTTATTGAATTCATATTCCCTCCTAAAATGGTGTGTAGGATGTGTTGGCCACAATCTTTGTCTGCTGCCCTTTTTTGATGTGTAATGCAAATGTAAGCGCCAGAGCATCTCCCAGGTTCGGAGACGGGAATCCATGGTCTTTCATCCATTCCTTTGATTGCATCTGCAGCAGTCCATCGTCCCGCGGTTTGATCTGTGTTGTGGTCAGGTCATCCTGCATCTGCTGATTATCTGGAATGGCTCCTCCGTGGATGATCCATTGTTTCATTGACTCCCACATATAAGCTCTCATGTTGGCACAGGCTCTGTTTGGGCTTTTTCCTGCAAAGGCTATGAGATGCCATGATCTTCCCATGGTTATGCCGGCGCTGTATATGCCTGTTCCATATCCCAGGTCGATATTGACCGAGTCTGCTTTGTATTCGTCTTCCCACTGGGCTATCAGGTTGGCTATCAGTATGTCATTGTCATTCTTTGGAATATATCCAAGAATTTTGCTCATGAGCCCCTGCCTTAATACAATGGCTGTGGCATCTCCTCCTCCCCACGCCGGATCCACACCGATTATCACCGGTGCAAAGTCAAACTGTTCTTTCCGGAGTTTCAGGTTCCTGGATTGTTCTACCATGATTGTACTAATCAGCTGCGCCGGAGAAGCGTCTGGGAATTGTCCCCTGACGCGGACACGGAAGAAGTCGCTGTCTTCTCCCCAGGTATCTTTCCACTCGTTGATCTGCCGTTTGTTGGAAAAGGAAACGGACCGGCTGTCTATCTGCACGGTCCGCCAAAGGTTCCGGAATTTATGGAAGCAGTCATAAAATCGGCCGCTGTTCTGTGTGGGATTTCCAAATGCACACCAAAGGATCTCTGTGTTGGCATCGGTCATGGCTCCTTCTGCTACTTCCCATATTTTGTTGCTGATAGCAGAGGCTTCATCGAAAATCAGCAAGATCCGCTTCCCTTTGTTGTGGAGTCCTGCAAAGGCTTCTGTATTGACTTCACTCCATGGTATGGCATCTATCCGCCATGTTTTGGAATGTTCCTGATCTACTGAAAAAATAGCCGTGGCCGTGATTGTGAACAGTTCTTTCCCCAGGAATAACTGGTACCATTTCATTAATTCCGGCCATGTTTTCGTGGCCAGCTGTGTGGCTGTGTTGGCCGTGACTACTCCACGCGTATCTTCATAGGTTGATATAGCCCATAAAATAAGCCATGCGACCAGAGCCGACTTCCCGATGCCGTGCCCTGATGCTATGGCTTCTCTTATGACTTCATCTGTTGTTTTGATTTTGTCCCTGATATCTGCCAGCAGGTCCCGCTGCCACTGTTCCGGTCCGTCAATATCTGACAACTCGGTTCCTTCTTTTCCCCATGGGAAGGCTGCATATACGAATTTCAGCGGATCGTGAGTATACTCTGCCAGGAATTGGATGGTCTCAATCCGGCTGTTCACTCTTGATCACCCTTTCTCTGGCTTCTTTCAGTGCATTTGTAATGCTGAGTTCTCCTTCCACTTTGATATCTTTTTTGTCTCTCCATACATCCGGCTTCCTGTTTTTCATCCAGAACATCTGCGCCAGGACATCCGGTTTCACATAGACATCCTCTTCTACTGCGACAGGGCTGCTTTCTTCTTTGATCCGCTTCCCATCTTTGTAGGTAACGGTCTTTTTCATCACGGTTTTCCGGACCGTCTCATGGAATCCCATAGCTGACCGAAACAGGGAATTTTCCACTTCTACATCGACTACTTCTTTTCCTTTTTTTAGGGCCTCACAAATCTTACTATACTTTTTCTTCCATTCGTACAGTGTTTTTGCGGTTATCCCAATGTTTTTTGCTATCTGTTCATCGGTGAGTCCATCCCGTGCCCAGGCCTGCAGGCGCAGGAGGTTGTCTTTCTCTATCCACTTTTCATATTTTCCTTTTGCCATACAGGCTCCCTCCTTTGTCCCAATAAAAAAACCGCCCTTTTGGACGGTTTCCCTCTATATACTATAACACACATGGTATATGCCATTATATGCCATCTTTTATTCCATTCGGATTTTTTCTCTCCAAAATATCTATTGCATGATTATTTAATTTTAAGACATGCCTCCACCCATAATGATGTACCGCTGCCACCTGATCCCAGCTTTTATGGTTAATATACCGCTCGATCATGATAGCGCGTAATTTATCCGGCAGTTCCTGCAGAAGTGCCGCTGCCTGTGCTCTCAGATCTATTAGCTTATCCCATTCATTATTGACTCTATCCTGATACTTTTCCAATTTGATAACTGTATCTGATAGATCGCTTCTTTTACTTCCTGACACCCTAGGTCTGTCATATCGTTGGCCTTTAATCGTCATCAATTCTTCCCGGGCTTGGTCCATCTGCCTTTCTGTTGCTTTTAAGAGGCATTCCTGCTCATATACTTTATTCAAAAATTCTCCTACGGTCATCGAATCCCTCCTTCCTTATATTCCTTTCCAGATGTCTGGTCTCTAATCATTACTTTCCCCACAAATTCAAATCCATGATTTTTCAGCATATATTTGGCTGCCAGAATAACACGAACGGCTTTCAGCCCCCGCTTTTTCTGTTCCGCTGCCTGGCATTCACGCTCCGCTGCCCGGGCTTCTTTCTTCAGGTGCGCCGCTGCCTCTCTGTATGTAGGATCTGGATTCGCTGTTATGCTCCGTTTCATTCCCTCCTTTTTCATGATTTCTCCTTCATTTTTAAGTAACATTCAGGACAATAGATTTTATGATCGATAATACCCGCTCCCTTAGAAAGTGATTCTTCATCAAGATGGTCATTCCCACATTTGGGGTTTGCGCATGGCATCCACCACCCATGACTTATATATTCCTCTGCAGGGATTTTGCCTCCTGCATATTTATCGGCCCATGGCATCCTTTTCACTCTTATGTCAGTAAAGTTGTCTTGCGACTCTTCATTCATAACTTCATATTTCGCTTTACCAACCGTTTCAGCATAAACAATCATTGAATATCCATCAATCTCATTATCCCATTCGTATGCTTTCAAGATCTTCTTGCCTAGCATAATTTGATTTCACCCCTTTAAAATCCAATGTTTATCACTCTTACTCATTCCCCCCCATTTAGCTGCACATATACTCGTTCCGCAATCTGTGCAGACAAAATCTTGTTTATTCCGCTTCATTATTGCTCCACACTCAGGGCAATTTGGTACATGCTGATTCCGTGCCTGTCTCCGTGTTATTTTTCTTCCGTAACTCATTATCATCTTCCTCTCTGTGCCTGCATTCAGGGCAGAACCACACTTTCCCGGATTTTTTCATGTTTGCTCCACAACGTGGACACTTTTTCTGTTCTTTCTTCATTTACCGGATCCTTTCCGCTGCCCCATGGCTGCATAGATTTTGGCAATTCCTATCCCTATCTTTGTCAGCTCCTTGTCTTTTTGATATAGGTGATTCTGGTTCATCCTGGCATTTTCGCTCCGTGTAATCAGCATCAAATTGTCCAGGCTGCAGTGTGCATGCTCTCCATCCAGGAATGTAATGACTTTCCCCTTCGGTATCGGACCATTCTCCCGCTGCCAGAGCAAGATGTGTTTCTGCTTCCATTTGTTCGGTTCTCCAATTTTTACCCAGATATATCCGTCGCCTTTCATGAGTTCTGTTCCTATCGGCAAATAATTAACCGGGCGGTGTCCTTTCTGGAATTTTGTTTTCCCTCCTATATTGCTCCCGGGAAATTTCTTTCCTTTATTCGCCGGTATGTGTCCTTTGCGGAATTGTCCTGTAAACCCGCTGATTCCAAGGCGGTGATTCACTTTATATGATTTGAATTGCTGCTTTGTCAGATAGATTCCAAATTTCCAGCCCATGATCACAATGACATTGATCCCCGGGCGTCCGGGTATGATTTCTCTCAGGTATTTCTGCTGCTCCTTATTTAGTAGTTTTTTGTATCCCATCGTCTTCACCTGCCGTCAGCATTTTGGGGAGATTGTGTGATGACTTCCAGCTGATTTTATCATCTTGTGCAACTGCTACACGGAGCGCCAGATCTGCATTGTCTATAATGTTCCTGGCTACATCGGTAACTGCTTTACTCCTTTTGATTTCTTCCGCCAGTGATTCATCTTTCAATTTCGGATTGTTCAGTCTCTCCAGCTGTTCAAATAAGATATCATGAAGGTCATTAATTGTTTTTCCCATGGTCCAGCCTCCTTATCTACATATCAGCGCCGCTGCCACTGCCAGTATGAACCTTTGTTCCGTCATGGCTCGTACCTCGTGACACAATCTATTGTTCCCTTTTTATATATCCAAATTTGGATTCCCTTCGCCCGTGAGAAGGCATACTCTGCACAGCATCCACGGCTCCGCTGCCAGTCTCCTGACATGACAATATGATGACAGTATCTCAGCAGGTCCAGGCACATATCCAGCCCCGGGATATAGTCTTCGTCCCGATATTTAAGCGGTGCGAAATTGTGCAGAGGTGAAATGACGGTTGATTCCGGATGCGCTGCCTGCAGCTGTCGGAATATGTCCCCGGTCGAAGTCACCGCTTCCGGGTCTCCGCCGTATGGATGGGACAGGTATACCAGTCCTTTGAGTTCATAGAGTTTATTCATTGGCTTTCTCCTTTTCATCCAGTCTATTAATCTCGGATATGATGAGTCCCGCTGCCCGAATAAGATTCTTCCGCCGGTTCTTCGTTGTTTTAATCGGCTGCCCGTCCGCTTTCTTATTTTTCATCCCCAGAATATAGGCAGTCACTGCCAGGTACATCCCCCGGGGTGTCATGTCTTTAGCTGGATGATCATGAGCTTCCTGCACAACTTCCAGTTCCCCTTCCGTCATGCTGTTGCACAGGTCACAGTATTCATCTACTGTCTGCAATTTATTCATCTTCTCCCTCCTGGTACCGTTCCTCTATATCAAGATTTGTCGTGCTGGGGAACAGTTTCATCTGGGCCCGCTGCCCGGATACAAACATTTCCGCTTCTTTCAGAATGTCCTGAACCATCTTATCTATCGGTGTATCTCCACCATTCGGTATGCCTCCTATGGCAATGGCCGGAGTATAGAGCATATCGTTGACCGTAATATATCCTTTGACACTGTAGGCTTCGATATATCCTTTTTTGTATTTGATATTCAGTTCGTTGACGGCAATGTTAATGTCATTACTGCATTTCTTTCCGTCAATCTGCATGATCTGCCAGGCTAACCGGTCAAATGCTTTTACCATTTCCGGTCTCGGCTTTTCTTCCGACTTCAGCGTGATCTCTTCATCATTGTCACTGATATAATTGATTACTATTGGGCATCCGTATTTAATCTTCTTTATGTCCATGGTTTTCCTCCTCTTCTAAAACTTTCCGAAATTCCTGTTCGCTCATTTTGCTCAGCTCCAATGGATCCTTTAGCTTGCATTTCGGTGTAATGTACAATTTGAATCTCCCGCTGCCGCTCAGGATCCATCCCTGCTTCTTCAATTCCATCTTTCGCCTGTACCATTGTTCTGTCATGGCTTCCCCCTTTCTGTCACTGCCGGTTTGATTTCTTGTTTGACTGTTTTCTTTTTTCCTATCACCGGACGGACTTGTTCCCTTTCTTCTTTTGCTATCCTGATAAGTCTATAAAACTGAAATGGATATCCGTCTGTGGTATATCCGTTTTCCATCTCTGCCAATTGATAGCCTTTCGGAACTTTCGGCTTTTCTTTCCAGTGTCTGCTGTAGATTGTCTGTTTTCTGATTTTCGGCTGCTTCAAATTCTTGCTGGCACACCATCTCAGCTTTTGTATGGCTCCTTCTTCCCGTATGGATTCATCTGTTTCCTTGATCAAGTACCAGGCAAGTCTCCGGCAGTCTTCCGGATCACCATCAAAGAGCCGGAAGCTCCGGTAGTTAAGTTTCGCCCATGGCCAGAGTTCTCCGATTTCTTTCCGGCCGATTCCTTCTACCGCATTGATCAGTACATGGTGATGGATCCTGTGTCCCCGGTGTTCTGTGACATAGATATATTTCAGTTCTTCTTTTTTCTTCCGGTATTGGCTTCTCAGCTGCCGGATGAATTTTCTGATCCTGTCCAGCGCCGTCCCCGGATCCGGTTCCGGGTCTGCGTAGGTCAGATCGATCCGGTAATCATCCCTCTTGAAATTCGTCACCATCAACCGGTATAATTTCTCTTTGGCTCTCCGGCTGTTCCCTTTCCGGACGGCTTCTTCTGTCTTCTGGTAGTTGGCTGCCCGGGTATGTTTTCCACCCAGCCGGTATGTATGATATTTTTTCTCTTCTCTGATTCCAGGTGCTGTAAATATTTCTTTTCTGTACGGCATGGCATTCCTTCTTTCCAAAAGTGACGAAAGAATAATAGCTATATCAAGAAGGGAAAAGGGCCGCGAAGCCCTTGTTTTCTTGCTTTTTTCATGCCGCATCTGTTATAATATGTATGTCTAATTGTGCTGCGGCACATTTCCGTCAGGACCCTAATCCTGACGGATTTTTCTTTTCTGTAAAGAGCTTTTCACTCTGGACTCTCCACTTCATATGGTTCAATATTTTTTCTATCCGGATTTGGCGGTCTTTTCTTTTCTGTGTCCGAATGGATCCATAGGTGCATTTCCAGTGTTTGTTGTACTGACATTCCTGGCAGTGACGGTCACACACATTCCCTTTATGCAGCTGGCAGTGCATCACGCAGTCCCCCGGTCCCGTCATCTTCCTTCCGCATACGGGGCAGATCATGTTCTCATACATAGCTCCACCTTTTCAGGTTCGGCATATTTACTTTTCGCTTATGATTTCGCTGTTCTCTCTCCGCAAAAGAGTAGATCTGATCCAGTTCCTGTCTGTGTCTATACCGCCATGCTCTGACGGCGCCACTTTCCAGGTATGCGGTCATTCTCATTGTCAGATATCTCGACAGGTCCGGATCATCTCCATGGACCTGGTACCGGTGTACTCCGTATGCCAGGTGGATTAGGTTTTCTTCTCTGTCCGGACCGCCGGAGCCTTTCCGGATTACATGATGCACTTCCGCATCTTCTCCAATGTGCGGCGGATTGATCCCGATGATTTTCCGGTATGCAGCTGCTAGTTCATGATCTCTCTGCTTTATAACTCCACACAGTTTCCGGAATCCTCCTTCCGAAAGTGCAAACCGTCTCTTCTTCGTCAATTCCATGATTCACCTCATCCTGACCGGATGCAGATCTTCTTCCGGCACGTCAGTCTGCAGATTACTTATTCCTACAATTCCTCCATAGCGCATAATGTCATATACCACCCGGGCGCCGCCTCTTACCTCTGCCATTGGATCCCATATAACTTTGGCTGCGTGTACTGTCATTTCCTTTCCCCCATGCAGCACCATTTCACCCGGCCAATACCGGCATAGTCCTTTTAATTCACGCATTTTTACTCCTTTTCTCCCTTCTCTGATATACTGGTTTCAGAAAGGAGGTTGCTAAATATGAACTTTGATATAGTTGAATTGGCTGTACTTCACGAAGCTCTACAACGATATAAAGATGAACTGATCCGTTACCGAAAAAATCATACGCAACATGATTTTCAACTAGATATAGAAATTAAAACTGATGAATCTTTACAATCTAAAATAAAGTCTGAATGTCAGAAAAAACATGTTGATACTACTTTTTTGTAATTTCCTTCAACATTTGTTTCCGATCTTTTAAATATTGATCAATTGTTTCTCTGTCGTCCTTTAATCCCTGAATTTCGCAATATGGATTCTTTATGGGAACAAAGTTCGACTCCTGTTTTAAAAATTTATAGACAATTTCAAGGGCTGCATATGCGTCAACATATGTAAGCCTTTTTTGTCTGCGGATATCCTCCAAAATTTCTTTTGCTAATTCAGGCAGTTCTTCTTCTTCTATAATTTCCGGAAACTCTAATGACCCATCAAATGGATAAAATTTTTTCAAAATACATCTATATTCATCAATCATTTCATTGCTCCTTTAAAGATTTTCTCTAGTCAATTTCGTGCTTTTCCCTATATCGTTTCAATGCCTTCGTCAAATGGTGAACTGCCATGTCATAACGGAATGAGAATCCACAATCCCGATGCGCCGGCCGGAGTATTCCTACATGGCAGACAGTCATGGCTTCTGTCCTTCGTATTTTTTCCCGCATAAGCAGCACTTCATCTTCTCAGCCCCGGGGAAATGTCATGTACACCAGATATACTGCCGCGAAAACAGCCGGCATAGCGATGCTCCAGAACATCCCCCTCCAGAATTCGGCCGCCTTCTGGGCCTCTTGTTTCTCCCGCCTAAGTTCATCCTTTTCCTGACTCCGAATACCCATCATCCAAATCCTTGCCTGATTTTCCGATGTCATGGCTGCCGCCTGGGCGCCTGCTGTTTCCAGTTTTGTCTTCATACTTGGCTCCTTTCTGATCGAATAGCGGTCAGAAAATCAAAATTTCTATGGCAAGATTTTCTGCTGTCAGCATTCATTGTCATTTCATCTCTAACAACATGCTCTGCTTCTTCTCGATCCATCATGTAAGAACGGCCGCTTAATACATATGGGATTTTACCTTCCCTGCATAACCTACGAACTAATTTCAATGGAGCACGTGTTTCCTTGCAAAAATCACTGGCACATATTAAGTGCATCTTTTTCACCTCTTCCATCTGTTTTGCGATTTTGTTAACATAACGTTCACTTGTATTGAGATTTTGGACTAACATAACTGATCCACTTTCTCCATATTTCCGCCTTCCTTCATTTTTATGGTTATGTTAAACTTAAAGTTTATTCATAGTGCAAAAAAATATTGTCTTTCGAAATATTATACATACGACAAAGCGCTTCAAAATTTGCACCATCAATTTTAGTTTTCCCCTTTTCCCAATTTACGATGGTATCTTTTGATTTATGCAGTTTAGCAGCGATTTCTTTCTGAGTAAAACCTGCATTTACACGTGCTGCTTTCAAACTGATTTGCAAGGAAATCACCTCCTTTTATGCTCATATTATATCAACTTAAAGTTTATGTCAATACTTAAAGTTGATTTTTTTATAAAAAGGTATTGCTTTATTCCAACTAATAGTTGTAAAATTCAAACAGGAAGAGGTGCCTTATGATCGACGAAACTAAAATACGACAAGTTTTTACAAGAAATCTAAATCGGTTTCTTTCCGAGAAACAGGTTCCCCAGAATGAACTTGCTAAATACTTAGGAGTAAGTAACACTACCATAAATAATTGGGTTAAGGGCTATAAAATGCCACGTATGGATAAAATTGATAAAATCTGCTCTTTCTTCTCAATAAACAGAAGTGAATTACTTGAAGAATACTCTTCAAAATCCAAGCAAATAAAAGGACTTCGCATCCCCATTCTCGGTCGCGTTGTTGCCGGAATTCCCATAGAAGCCATTACCGATATAGATGGATATGAGGAAATCACTCCCAAATTAGCTGCCACCGGATCTTTCTTTGCTCTCCATATCAAGGGGGACAGCATGTCCCCTTATATGCTGCCAAATGATATTGTAATCGTACGCTGCCAAGAAGATGTGGAATGCGGTGATATCGCTATCATCTTAGTCAACGGTGATGAGGCCACTGTAAAAAAGGTGCAGAAAGCAAAAGAAGGGATCACGCTCATCGGCATGAACCCCTCTGTCTATCCTCCACATTTTTACACAAACCAGCAGATACTTGATCTTCCTGTCACTGTAATTGGACGAGTCATGGAAATTAGGAGATCAGTATGAAATATATTGTTATGGATTATCACCAACCCTGGGAAGCTCCGTCCTGCAATGCCATCTTAAATAATTTTGTAGATCCTATAATAACCGATATAGTGTAAGGAAAATCTTCATTATTTTTAAAAATTAAAATATATGATGTCTCTCCCCACCAAGTTTTGGGTCCATTAGAACTTATACTTGGAGTCCCAAAATTTATTGACGCAGAATTCAATAAATTTTTATATGCATCCTCTATTTCTATTTTCTGAGGACTCCCAAAAGATATACATATGGAAGTTAACTGATTATTCCACAATTGAGCTTTAACTCTATTCCCTAATATTGGAATACCACTCATTGTATGATCTTCATTGTTTTTCAATTCAATATAGTAAAATACTGAATTCGAAGTTTTATCATAGTACCCATACTCACATTCTCTACTTTGCTGTATCTCTTGTAGCGACTCCCCCCAGTACATATCTCTGAACCCATTTGGTTCGTTTTGGAAAGCCTGAGAACCCGCTGCCGGAATAAGGAGTAATAGAACTGCTATGACCATCTTAACAAAGTATTTCATTTTACACACCTCCATTTTATTTTTATTCTATCATTTTTCTTACAGGAGATGAACCACATGCCGGCAGTAAAAAAATTAACTAAATTGAATATTATTTATATGGCTTCTATTATTTTGTTACTGTTGATTTTTTACATTCAAAACAATAGAATTGCGTCTTTGGAGTCTCAAGTCCATTCTCTGAATTATGAAATTTCTTCTATTGCCACCTCTTCTGACATTGACTCTGTAAAACAAGATATAAATTCTCTTCAGAACGATGTCAGATCCATTCAGGATGATGTCAGCTCTGTTCAGGATGATACCGCACAGAATCAATCCGATATTTCCGTCCTTGAGTTTAAAATAAACAATCTTGAGTACAGAGTGAGTGATATTGAATCTGACGTTCAATCTTTAAAATATTCTTCATCCTCATATAGTTCATATAATCCAATATTTTAAAATAAAAATCCCCCGCCATGTTGACACATAGCGAGGGACCCGCTGCCCCGGTACTGCAATACCAAAGCAGCCATTGTAATTCACCTTCCAAGGGCTGATTACTGTTCTATTATATCAAATCAGCCCTTATTTTTCGATAGGAGCTGATTGTATTTATGAAAGCATGTAATAAGATACCGACAACAAAGAGATCCTATAATCAGGGATCTATTGTCTATGAAAAAGAGCGAAATAAATATCGGGCCGCTATTACAATCAATGGAACTCGGTACCGAAAGAGATTTGATACAAAGCCCGCTGCCGTTGATTGGTTATCAAGGCAGCGTATTGCCGCCACCGATGGAAATTTTATTGCGCCACTTAATATCACCGTCGGGGAATGGACCATAGAATTTTTACGAACTTTCAAAAAAACAGTTCTAAAACCACGGACTTATGAAAGATATCTTCAAACATTAGCCCATGTTGCTCCTATCAGTGACATACCTATTCAAAAGTTAGCGGCAGCACAGGTTCAGAAATTATACAATTCATTGACCCCAAATACCGCTAAAAAGGTTCATGTTCTTCTTCATTCTGCATTCCAGCAGGCCGTTGATCTCGACATGCTGCACAAAAATATTATTCATCTGGTAAAACCGCCTAAAATCGTTCAAAAAGAGCCAGAAATATTTACGAGGGAAAATATACGAGAACTGCTTCAAACATGCCTAAAATCAAAGAATCTGGTCAATTATTATCCTATTTTCCTGATGGCCGCAGAAACAGGAATGCGCCGCGGAGAAATTCTTGGCCTTCGGTGGTGTGATGTGGATCTGCAAAATGGAACCATCCATATCTGCCAGCAACTCCAGCAACTGACTTCGTCCAAAATTATCTTTGAAACACCAAAGACAAAAGCCGGAAATAGAAAAATTTCCATTCCTCCCTCAATTATCAAAACTCTCAGCGCGTTGAAATCCAAGGAAAAAAGTATAGACATCAGGCAGGAAATGTTGTGTTTCAGAAGTAAAAACAATACTCCTGTCCGGCCGGAAGCTATTGAAAGATCATGGAAAATGCTTTTTTCTCTTTGTCCAAATATTCCTTATCGAAATTTTCACGTACTTCGGCACACTCACGCCACTTTACTTTTGGCTGCTGGAATTCCAATCATTGAAGTGGCTCGCAGACTGGGTCATAGCCGTGTTAGCCATACGCTTGAATTATATGGGCACGCTATTCCTAACTATGATCAGAAAATTACAGAAAAAATCACTCAGATTTATGGGTAAAAAATTCCCCATATAACCTGAGTGATTATGCTCAATATGACCCCATCATTTATGAGATTGTCCCCATATTGCCCCCACCTGAACTAATGTAGTAATTCATTAGTTGTTATTTTATCCGATATTATCGGTGAAAATCAATGGTGCGCCTAGTAGGATTCGAACCTACGCACCCGGTTCCGGAGTACGTAAAATTATTTCATATTTCCCTAACACCCACGATAATTACTCACTTTTATCGATTCTCAAATTACCGCAAAAACGCCTAAAAATAACATAGATTGACCCCACTTTGCCCCCATCAATTTGCATTCCAAATGATTGCATCTTATCATTGAGAATCTCTTCCTACATTACGGGGCAAGTATATCATTATATAATGTATTTGAAAATATGCTAACCTGATATATTGAAGTTGTAACACCCAGTATATCAGGTCATACCGTGCAGAGCTGAAGAAGTCCTATTAAACTCTTAATAACTCAAAAAAAGAGAGACCGGCTATCCTGCCAGTCTCTCCTTTGCTACCTGCACATGCACTTGTCTCGTTTAATTTCAATAAAATCATATACTATTTATTCGATTTTTTCTTATGGCTTGAAATTATATTTATGAACCGTAAATACTGCTCATACTTGCGTAACATCGTATTCTTCACATACTGATCCATATACTCGTAATCAGGCTTTCCCGCATCGGTCACAGGTAGCATAATACGTTCCCTTTTGATGCTGTCTTTGTTGCCCATGTGCCCATAGGTATACTTCGAGCAGGTTTGCTGCACTGTTCTTGCGATGAATTGTCCCAAATAAAGATTAAGCCAATCACTACGCAGCATCAAAATTGACGACCCAGCGCCACCACGCCCAAGAAAATCCATCGGTTGATAGAAAGCTCTACCGTCTAAAGGGCTTACGGTAATGCAATTGCCAGCGTCCAATGATTCATCTGGCTTTACATCACAGCACTTCATCACGCCATTATTCAAAGCGCCAGAAGCCACGAATGGTGTATCGCCGAAATCGTAATCATCCTTGTTTCTCGCCTTTGGGCGGCTCACTGTGAATAAATCGCCAATGAAAAACTCATCCCATTCCTTCTCGTCAAGAGCCGGTATGTCCTTGTATTCCAGCCGGGAGAGCTGCGCAGCGATAAAGTTCTTATAACGCATGAGCATACCCCGCCTCACTTCAGCGGAGTAAAGCGTCATGTAGGCATAGTCAGGCTCGCCCTTGTCATCGACAGGAAGCATCACCTGCATCTTCTTGATTCTTGCGTCATTTATCTCACGGTTGAAGTTGAAATTCGACCCCTGACGATCGATTGTCGTCGCAAGAAAGAGATACACGAACTTTGACGTTACCTCACGTTTCAAGCTCGTCACATGGTCGCTCGCAACGAACTCAAACGGTTCATAGAATGCTGTTCCCACACTCCCGCTATTCGCGAGGCTAATGCAGTCGCTAAACGAACGCGTGCCTGATGTTGCTTCAACGTAATCATCAACGCCATTGTTGTTTGCAGTCGATGAGACATAAGGAATGATGCCCGGCACATGGTCGGCATTCTTCAGGCGCTTCCCGCGCTGTATAATCGGGAAAACGTCAGGAATGAGAAAATTCCCCCATTCCTTCTCACTCAGTCTTTCCATCGTCAGTGCCTCCCTCGAACAGATACTCGCGGTTCTGCATGACCATGGAGAACTCGAACGTCAGGTAGTCGCCGATGGACTTCTCGAAGTCTGCATCGGTCGGAATCTCGTCATTGAAGTAGTAGAAGCTGTGCAGCCACTCGTCGTCCGGCTCGACCGTTGACTCGACGCAGAACTTCGATGGTGCCTCGACGCGTCCAAACCAGACATCCAGCATGTGCTGACGCTTGTCCTTGGCAGAGTCTCCCTCGACCAGACCGACATGCGCCCTGACCTCGTAACCATCGTCTCGGAAGTCGATGAACTTGCATACGTGTTCCTTGTCGTGCGGCTCGTGCGCCGTGAACACGGCGATTACCGGGTTCGTGCCGACTCCGTAGAATGTGTCCGTGTTGCAGGTAATGACGCCCTCAAGCGTATGATGCTTCATGATTGCGTCCTTGAACGCCTGCTCCGCCTTGGACTTCCCAGTCATGGATGACTGAGGGACGATGACAGCGGCACGGGCTCCGACCGTCAATGAATCCAGCATGTGCTCGATGAATGACAGCTCGTACTGGCTCGGGTCAGCCTTGGTGCCCTGTGAATACGGAGGATTCATCAAGCCGACCGTGGCACCCTTCAGCTGCACCTGTGCCGGGTTCTTGGCCAGAAAGTCACTGCACTCAATGTTGCTGTTACCGTCGCGGCGCAAAATCATATTCGCGGCGGCAACCGCGAACATGTTGCTCTGAAGCTCGAAACCGTGAAGCTGCTCCTTTTTAATGTTCTTGCGCTGCTGCTCGCTGTCCGCCATGGAAAGCATCTTGTGCATGGCAGAAATCAGGAATCCCGCCGTTCCGCACGTCGGGTCGAGCACCACGTCGTCGGAATGAATGTCCACTATCTCACACATGAGCTCGGTGATGTGGCGCGGTGTCAGGATAATTCCGAGAGTCTGACCGTCGCCACCGGAATAGCTCATGAATTCGCCATAGAAGCGTCCGATAAAGTCCTCGGAGGTCTTCTGGTACTTGATGTTCTTGAAGACATGCTCGTACAGGAACTCCGTGTAATACTTCAGCGGCGTCTTGCCCAGCGCGCCGTTGACCTCGTTCAGGCGGAAGCTGGTCTGCAAGATTGCAAACTCAGCAAGAAGCTTGTCCTTCTTTGCATCCGGCCCAACATTGGAACGCGTGAGGCGCGTCTTAATGGCGTTCATCAGCTTGTCGCCGTCGCGATTTCCCGCAATCTGGTCGCCAGTCAGCGAATCAATATTGAACCCACCATACTCGATTTCATCGAGAGCTAGAAGAATACCCGCAACAACTAGAGGCTTATCTTGATCTTTCAACGTTCCGTATGTACGCAGGTACTCGTGAAGCTCCGCTGCATCTTTCAGAATCTGCTCCGTTGTCTTCTCAACGTCAGTAGTCTCCTCTAAAACGTAACGTGTGTAATACTCACGAATATTGCCAGGCGAGAACCAGAAGAACGATTCCACATTAGGCAATTGTTCATATCCTTCACGATCATCAACCCATAATGGTGTAATTATATGATGTTTTTCATCACCTGAAACGCCAACTGCAAACACCTTCTTAAAAGAGCTATTTTGTGCAATATGCTTGCCATAAAAATAAGCCCCGTTCACCGCGTAGTCTGTAACGGACTTCGTGTCCGTCGCGATGATTCCCTTCTCTGTCAGGTTCGCCTGCTTGTCCAATGCGGCCTTGTCCTCGATGACGAGGACAAAATCACCAATGACGGCTACGTATTCTGGGTATCCTACCTTCCCCGTCCCACGCTTGGATGCCGTCTTCAGAGCTTTATCAAGCTCCTTTACATCGCTTCCCTGAGCATCAAATTTAATGCCGCATTCATCGAGCTGCTTTGCAACCCAAAGATCGGTTCGCACTTCTTTCTTTGCCATTAATCCTCCGCCTTCTTATACTAAACCCGGCTGTGCAGGACAGGATCATTGATCCGCTAAATTAATTCACACTCTATTCAGTACAAAATATTCATATTGACCATAGTTTATCACATAAGCACGCAATAAAAAAAGAGGGGCTATTAACCCCTCGTAGATTCGGATCACCTCCTGCTCACCACTCCTTCAGCGTGTACATCACCGATACTCCGTTTCTATTTGGCACTCCATAATGCCCAATCACCTCTACACGTCCAGCCTGGTATCCCACGTCGGCATATGCTTTACTGTCAATATAGGATACGCCGGCTTTTATTTTATGATTGTTTCTCAAATTTATTTTGTAAACATCCACCGTCTGTTTTTTGTTATCTGCCACGACAGCGGTTCGGTCTGTTTTTTCCGTAGCTGCTTTCGGGATCGTAGTGTCTCCGCTCTTGATCTGGTCCGTCACTTTTTCCGCTGCCGCTGCAACCGTTGGTGCCTCTACGGTATAGGACACTTCCGGTTCTTTTACGGTCTCCACCTTCTCGACAATTTCTTTCGCTTCAGTTCCCGACACATCCAGTGCCTTTTTTACACTGGACGGATCTGTCACCTGCTTCTCTGTTAATTGCTTAACAGTATTATCGCTTCCTCCAGCGTGATATTTCGTATACAGCAGATATCCAGAAATGATGATGTACAGCAGGATAATCACGTAGGCTGCCTTTTTAGCTATAGCAATATATTTTTGATAATTCTGCATGTTATCATGCCCTTTCAGCACTTATAATTGATAATTAATAGATATAATTGCGAAAACGAATAAAAACGGCTATTTTAGCCATTTCCCTCCATCGTGCAATAATCTATCATACAATCCACGAAATCAATGTCAAATCTGCCCGAACCACTCGCTCATATCAACCTGAGTCCCACCGAAATCAAAACTTTCTGTGTATTGATGCCCGGCACAGGTTTTCGACGGATTTTCCTGCGTCCAGGTGAACTCCCCTCCATACTGTGCCACCCAGTACGGTACATAATCTGCCAGCTGCGATACATCTATCCATCCGACGCGGGATCCACAGTAACCTGAAAGCAGTCTCCCGGACGATGCATAGATTCCGGCATTGTTATATCCCATCTGATTACATTGGACAATGAAGGCCGAAGCGCAGGCCGTGATATCATCCTTATCCATGGCCAGAACTCCGGGATCCTCAATATCGATAAAAATCCCCAGGGGAAGAGAAGTAATCCCCTGGGTCTGGAGAGCCCCAATTAATGTCTGAGCTTCCTCCCGAGCTCGATCCGTTGTCCGCGCATGGGTATAGCAGTAGGCCCCAAGAGGAATATGATACTGATGCGCCATCTGAATAAACGCAGGGTACATCTGCTGCAGACTGCAGCCTTCTGACACTTTCACAATACATCCGGCCAGATCTACTGGGGACTGGCTAAAATCAATAAGGGGACGACCGCAGTCATCCCCCTGAAAATCTGACAGATCAATTACATTAGACATTGTGCACCTCCTTAAAAAATAAACAGCCGATATACAATGACTGCCAGGACAGCCCACTTGGAGCCCTCATTGATTTTGGATCCGTACTTTGACCAAAAGCTTTCTACATCGGATCCAGCTTCTGCTACGGCTTCCTGGACACTATCTACAGTCTGATTAGCCCTGGACTGGATTTCAGCCTGGATTAGGTTGAGATCTGCTTCCAATGCGGACCGTGCGGAGGCCAGGAGCCCCTCAGCCGCTTCCGGGAGTGCCGCCAGGGCATTGGACAAATTTTCCTGTGCCGCTGCCAGTTCTTCATCCGTTTTGTCTTCCAATGCTTTCGCCTTGTCCAGTTCTGTCTGATTTTCCTCTGTGGAAACATCCTCGGCTACTGCAGCGCTCTCTACATTTTCTGCATTATCAGATGTAGTTTTCTCTGCAGTATTTTCTGTTGCCTGTGTTGCTGTCTGTTCTGATTCTTTTTCAATATTTTCCATTTTTTACATCCTCCTTGTTTTCTATCGAATTTTCTATCGAATCCGGAATTCCATCATTGTTTTTATCTACTAACATTTGTGCCACAAATCCTATAGCTGCTATCCAGGGCGATGATGCAATCTCATGGATAAAATTCCTTAATTCTGCCATGTCCGGTTTCCCATTCGACCATGCCTCATATATCCATGCGATCAGATACAGAGTCACTGCGAAAATCAGCGTCAGCGCATACCAGAGTATATATTTCATCGCTCCCTGGGCAATAGAAAAAGAGCTCAGCTTCCGCCGTGCTCCTGCTATAATTTCCCGTATTTTTTCTGCCATTTGACTCACCAGTGCTTTATCTGAATGTATACCTGGGCAAACCCAATCAGCAGACCAATAGCCGTACTGACCGCTCCTGCTATTTTAATGACAGTCACTTTGATCTCATCAATCCTATGATGAGCAGACTTTGTGGACTGCAGCGCTTCTGTGGCTCTGATATCCACCAGATCCAGCTTATCCTGTTGTTTATGCTGAGTTTCCAGTATCATATCCAGTTTTGTCTCTATGCGCGCCGTGCGGTCGATCATATCCCGTTCAAAATCATTATCCATAGCTCATCTCCTTGATTTTCTCCTTAGAAATTCACCTTTAGTGTGAGGGGCATTTTGATTTACTTCGTGTCTCTCTTGTTTTATCTTATTGATAGTCCTCTACATTAATACTATGTTTATTTATATCGGGGGAATAACTAATAATTATTTTTGTCATCATATTCTGCCAAATTATATAGGATTTACCTGGTGTAACTCCAACATAGTTTTCCATTTTGTATATCCTCCTTGTTTTCTCCTTTATCTGCACAATCTCAATTTATGTTTATGAAGACGTACTTGACGATACTATAGTCATTGGTAATTTTGTCCCTATATTGTTGGTAAACGAATTATAAATAGCCGTAGACTTAGCATTTGCTGTAGATAGAACATGTTGAATCATATCTGGAGTGCTTCCATTAGCTGAATAAGAACTCCAAAATGCGCGAAATATGGAGTATACATTACCATTAACAGTCAATTTTACGTATTCTGTGGGGATAGTTGTACTTCCAGATAGTTGTATAACCATGATAGAACCATCAGCTCTAAATGTAAAAGAATGTAATTTATATGTAACCCCGTTTGACAATGTTACGCTTTTTATTCCTGTCGAGCCAAATTGGTCTTTAGCGTATCCAATAAAAGTCTCATCACTATTTATTTGAGGGATTATCCAGTTAGGGTTACCCCCTCCTTCAAAATCTACAATGATTGGCATACTATCACCTCCTATTATGGGAAAATCGTTACTAATACAGGGATATCTACTGTTGGCACCGTACCAAGAGCTTTAATGATTATGCTCCCTGCACTTTGTGAAGAAGGGACAATTTTTGCAGAGACATAAGCATCATACTGGTCAGAAGTAGTAGTAGAATTGGTAGAAATATGTACAGTAGAAGTAGACGTAATGGAAGCATTTGAGATAGTATAAGCAGAGGAACTCCAAGAAGCAGAAGCAAGAGTGACTGTAGTAGAAACAGGTTTTTTCTGGTATGTAGAAGTAATGGTATTCCCATCTCCGTCTTCTGTTGCTTTCGTGGAGGAAGCCACATTGTCATTGACAGAAGCAAGGGCCATGTACTGTGTGCCATTATACCATCTAGGGTTACTCGAACAGGCCAAGGTGGTGTATGTAGAATTAGCATCCCCAAACATAGCATTAGATGATGTTATCTGATTGAATAGTTTCCTGATAGTACCATCAGATACCTTATAGTAAATATAAGCGCTAGCATTAGATAGAGTTAAATGTCCTCCGATATCCAAACTTCCTGCTAGTGACCCTCCAGCCAACGGAAGTTTAGATCCATCTTTTATGTTTATGTTAGCACTTCCATCAAAACTAACCCCATTAATCGTCCTAGCCGTTTGTAATTTTGTCGCCGTAGCAGCGTTCCCAGTAATATCAGACGAAGAGTCAATTGGGGTTAATCCTAAAGCAGATGTTACATTCAAATTGGTAATTGACAACACTCCTGATGTATTAGTTATATTATCTCCGGACTTAACACCTCCTAGTACTGACGAAGTGGCTGTTGGCAAAGTGTATGCTGAAGGCGTACCCGACAAATCTGAATATTTACCAGATGTAGCTACCGCAGATAACGCTGAACTTTTAGCATATGTAGTTTCTATTACATTTCCAGATGCATCCTGTGATGCCTTTGTGGCACTTCCGGCTGATGTAGCTGAAGTGGCACTATCCGCAGTACTTGCGTGTGTGGCATTCGCTACATTGTTGATGGTTATCGTTTTACTAGCGCCAGATCCGGGAGTTACTGTTAATACTGCTCCGGATCCCGTAATTGATTTGACTGTATCTTCTTTTTTTGCATACTCAGAGAGATCAACAACACCCCCCAGGCTATCCCATGCCCCGTCAGATGTCCATGCATAGTTATCACCTGTGTCTTGCACATTATAAACATCACCCGCTTTGTTCCCACTGGCAGGTAAATCAACGGATGTTGCTACGGATCCTTTATATTTATAGGTTCCACCAAGTCCCATGTCCTCTAATGTTATGTTCTCAGAAGTAGAATCAGCAAGAGTATATGTAAGCCCGCTGTTATTCCCAACTATGGATTTTACAGGATTACCTATTCCCGTAGCTGCATTCTGTGCTTTTTGTGCGGACGTCGCCGCATTAGTGGCAGATGTACTTGCACTTGATGCGGATGTGGCCGCCGCATTCTTGCTTGATAACGCATCTGATGCTGATGCCGCCGCAGATGCACTTGACGTAGAGGCATTTGTCTCACTGGTTTTTGCATTTGTGGCACTTGTAGAGGCATTAGAAGCTTGTGTTCCTGCTGTAGTGGCAGAAGATAAGGCATTAGAAGCGCTTGAAGAAGCATTTGTCTCCGATGCCTTCGCATTTGTCTCTGATGTTTTCGCCAAAGCAGCATAGTACTTAGATGAGTATTCAGTACTATCTACTGTCCCCGTTGTCTTAGTAGCCCAATCTTTTGATAGATTAGCTTGCGTAGTTGCTGTAGTAGATGCATCAGAGGCTGAGCCAGCTGAACTAGAAGCGGCTGTTGCGGAAGATGAGGCATTAGAAGCAGAAGTGGAAGCAGCTGTTTCACTGGTCTTTGCATTAACTTCTGATGTATGGGCTGATGTCGCACTACTGGAGGCATTAGAAGCAGAGCTTGCTGCCGCCTGTACATTTGTTTCAATATTATCAAGAGATGTATTTACGCTCTGTGCATAATATTTGGCCGAATAATCGTTTCCATCCACCTTTCCGTCAGTTTTTACAGCCCAGTCCTTAGAGAGTGCTGCTTGTTCTGTTGCTGTAGCGGCATTTGCCGCTGAATTAGTAGCAGATAATGAAGCAGAGACTGCAGAACTGGTTGCATTTGTTTCTGAGGTTTTTGCACTTGTCTCGCTGTTTTTAGCATTAGTGGCAGATGTACTTGCACTTGATGCGGATGTGGCCGCCGCATTCTTGCTTGATAACGCATCTGATGCTGATGCTGCCGCAGATGCACTTGACGTAGAGGCATTTGTCTCACTGGTTTTTGCATTTGTGGCACTTGTAGAGGCATTAGAAGCTTGTGTTCCTGCTGTAGTGGCAAAGTTAGACGCCGATTCAGCATATGAAGACGATTGCTGTGCATAATATTTAGAAGAATACTCCGCCCCATCAACTTTGCTGTCGGTTTTAATAGCCCAGTCTTTGGCAATACCCGCCTGCGTAGTGGCAGTTTCGGATGCCTCTGAAGCAGTATTTGCCGATGCTTCCGCCTTCGCTTTATCTTCGTCAATATTATTAAGTGCAGTATTTACACTTACTGCGTAGTATTTCGCAGAGTGTTCATTACCATCTACCGTATCGGGCATTTTAGTCGCCCAATTTTTGGCTTCTTCGGCTTTGCCTGATGCCACATCTTCGCTGCCTTTTGCATCCGCCTTACTGTTTGCCGCATCTGCTGCACTGTTTGCCGCTGCGGTGGCTGCATCCTGCGCATTAGGTACTGATACCAATTTTTTTGCATCATCGTCCCACATGATGGAACTCCGCGCTGATGGGACTGGCAACATGGTATTGGTTCCGGATACCCACGGCGGAAGGTACAGGCTTCTGTTGAGTTTGTCTCTGTGCTCCTGTTCTATCATGATTGCTTTGTCATGGGCGTTCTCGTTGATGGGAAATGGGTAGTATGTCGGCATCTTGACCAGCTGGTCTACCGGGGTTTCCCGTCTCAGCATGATCTTTGCTCCCGCTGCCAGAGCGTCTCCCGTAACGGGATAGGTATAGATTTTGGTGTCATCATCGTATTGATAATTAGCTGTGATTTCTGTGATGGCATCATCCCGAATCAAATAGCCTTTTATCGTTCCCGGATCCGAATACGGATAAGGATATGAAAAGGAACGGTTTGACCCGTCCCCTTCGTATAATATGGCTACGTTTGTTTCCTGTATCATTTAGAACCTCCATTTTTCTTTTTATCTATGCGTTTGTCAAAGGCTATGGCCGCCAGTACATCCCAGACGCTGGATTCGGTATCGGAGAACATCACCCTCATGAGTGTCCAGAATCCATCAGAAATGGTATCCGGGAATCCTATAATCCGGTTTGTTGTCCGGCTGACTCCCCGACCTACGTCAACCCAGTCTTTTTTATTAGATACCGCTGCCTGGATGGTTTTTGTTGCTTCTCCAAATACAGAGAGTCCAACTATATTCTGACCTGTCGAGTACGTCGGCTGCCCGGCTGCGATATTCCCCACGGACTGGATGAAGTCTCTGAAGTAGGGAATTCCCTGCCCAGGTCCTCCTGAGATCACAGATGATATCAGTCTTCTTTTGGTGTCATCGGCATCATCTCCTCCCGTCCAGGACCGCATGAGCGAGTCCAT